GAGAAAGGGAAACATCTCTTTGTTCCATACTGACGGTGATGCTAAGGGTAAGTATACTTGGAGCATCGTTGGATTCTTGTCACCTCAGTGGGATCCTTCCTGGGGCGGAGAACTGCAAATCGAAAATCGCACATATACTTTTGAACCTGGAGATTTTGTTCTATTCAGATCAAATGAACTGCACGATGCTCTGCCCATCAAGGTAGACACTCCGTTCTGGAGAGTTACTGTTGCTTGTATGATTCGATAAAGGCATAAATAACTAAAAAGTCTTTGTCAAAATGGAACCTAAAGATTTTAGTCTTTTAGCGCAAGCGTATAAGAATGTTTACGCTGAACAGCAACTTGACGAGTTCCTGGGTTCTGGTGCTCAGAAAGCAGTTGATAGTGTAACCAAAAGGATCCAAGGTGGTCTGGAAAAAGCGGGTGTAAAAATCAACCGCACTCAAAGAAGCACTGTAACCAAAGATCAACAGCAAAAGAGAATTCAGCAAAACAATAGTGTAGACATGTTCGAACTCATCAAGGGACACTTGATGAGCGAAGGGTACGCCGACAACGAGAAGGCAGCACTCGCTATCATGGCTAACATGAGTGAAGAGTGGAAACAAGATATTATTGAAAATAGGGGAATGGCTTATAGTGGAGGGAAACCAGGAGCTTCTGGTGATGGAAGTAAACCCAAAGGTATTACTGGTGGTAAAACCTATCAAATGCCTGGATGGAATGATAAGAAACAAGTCAAAGGTGTCTGAGTCCACTTTCTAAACTGTCCACTGGGAGGTCGCAAGACCTCTTTTTTTTGTATAATAGGTCCATACGAGAGGGGACCATGCTGCACGAAGTCAAAGGAAAACTTGCCAAACTGCTCGCTACCGAGAACCTAATCATCGAGCACCGCAATGTGGAGACCGCTCAGTTTGATGTCGTTCGCCGTGTCCTGACTCTCCCTGTTTGGAAGATCTCCTCTGAGGATGTGTATGATCTCCTCGTTGCACATGAGGTTGGTCATGCATTGTTCACTGACCCTCGCCCTTGGGATAAAGAAGATAATTGGAAGAATGTCCCTCAAAACTTTGTGAACATCACTGAGGATGCTCGTATTGAGAAGTTGATCAAGCGTCGTTATGCTGGTCTGAGTAAAACTTTCTATCGCGGGTACTCCAATCTCCAAGATCAAGATTTCTTTGAACTGGAGGGAGAAGATCTTAACAAGTTCTCTTTCGCTGATCGCGTAAATCTCTGGTTCAAGATTGGTAGTTATATCAAAGTCCCTGTTAAGAACGACAGGGAAATGCAAATCATTAATGCAGTTGCCAATGCAGAGTCCTTTGATGATGCTCTAGATGCTGCTCGGATGATTAGTGAATATGTTGATGAGTTTACTTCGTCTGAAACCGAACCTGTCACCCCACCACAATCGTCTGCAACAGGTTCTGAGGGTGGAGAAGGTATGCAATCAATGCCTCAGCAGCAGAAGTCTCCTGCTGGCGATTCTGAGGACAGTGGTGAAGGAGAAGACGAGTCAGAAGAATCTGAGTCTGAAGAAGACACTAACTCTTTAGATGAAAATAACACTGCGGTAAATGAGAATGAGACTAAGACCGTTGACTCGTTAGCAGATAAGTTGCGTGAACTCGCTGATACCAGTGACAACTTTATTTCCTATGTTTCTATTCCTAATTTGGACATTGAGCATATCATTGTTCCTACCGAAGAGATTCATGAGTATATTGAATCTGCTTGGGATGAATGGAAAGAACGGTCTCTAGAGTTTATTGATCGTCTTGCTGGAATTCATCACGACAATTATGTCAAGTTCAAAAAAGAATCTGCAAAAGAAGTCAACTATCTTGTGAAAGAATTTGAGTGTAAGAAGTCTGCATCTGCCTATGCTCGCGCTACCACTTCTCGCACTGGTGTCCTTGACTGCACCAAACTTCATACCTATAAGTACAATGAAGACTTGTTCAAAAAAGTGACTGTCATTCCCGACGGTAAGAATCATGGTCTAGTTTTTGTTCTTGACTGGTCTGGATCTATGGCAGATGTCATGGTTCCCACCATCAAGCAACTGTACAATCTGATCTGGTTCTGCAGAAAGGTTGGTATCCCTTACGATGTCTTTGCTTTCACTAATGAGTGGAATTACAGGGCAAAGGAATTCCCCAGTATCCCTGTTGAGGAGGACAAACTATACATTAGTGATTCATTTTCCATGATGAATATTCTTACCAGCAAGGTGAGTAACGCTGTTGCTGAGCAGCAAATGAAAAATATCTGGAATATTGCACACTCATTCACCGATTATTCTGGAGTTTGCCCTCCTCGGATGTACCTTTCTGGCACCCCTTTGAATGAAGCATTACTCACTCTTCACAAAATTATTCCCAGTTTCAAGAAAAAGTATGGTCTTGAAAAAGTTAACTGTGTTATTTTGACTGATGGTGAAGCATCTCCACTTTCTCGTACTGTAATGCTTCAGCGTAACTGGGAAGGTGAAGCCCAGATTCGTAATCGCAGGTGTACTGATCAAACTTTCTTGCGTAATCATAAGACTGGAGAAATTACTCGTCTGTCAATGATCTATCATCTTTTCACTAAAGCACTCCTTGACGATCTCAAGTCAACATTTTCTGAAGTTAACTTTGTTGGGTTCCGTATCATCGGACCTGGATGTAGTTATAATTCCATGATCTACTCTTATCTGCCTGAGTATTCGGATCAAGAGAAAGCTCGCGCTCAATGGAGGAAAGAAAAATCCTTCACCATTAAGAACTATGGATATAACTCTTACATTGTTCTTGGTAATCAAGTTCTTTCTCAAAGTTCTGAATTTGAAGTATCTGATGATGCATCTAAGTCTCAAATTAAGAGTGCTTTTAGGAAGTCTCTAGCGAATAAGAAGATGAACAAGCGTGTCTTGAATGAATTCATCGAATTGGTCGCCTGACGAACTGTCCACTAGGGGTCGGTAGACCACCACTCCTACGCTATAATGTATACATACCAAAGGAAATCCAATGCCTCGCTTGACTTCTGATCATCTCGTCAATTCTCTCCGTGATGCTTTCGGAGACAACATCACTGCTGCTGATGTCCGTGGGTATTGTGCTGCTCAGGGTATTTCTTATCCCACGGTCACCAAGAAACTTGAGCAATTCAAAGTCAAGCGTGGTATGTGGAACCTGACTGTTCAAGAAAAACTTGAACAGAACTACAATGCTCCCGCCGCTTTACCTGCAATCGAACAAAATCTCGTACCTCAGAAAGATGATACCTTCGTCAAGTTTGGTAACTTTGCAGATATTAAAAAAATTATTCAGTCTGGTATCTTTTACCCTGCTTTTATCACTGGTCTCTCTGGTAACGGTAAGACCTTTAGTGTAGAGCAGGCATGTGCCCAACTAAATAGGGAGTTGATTCGTGTGAACATCACGATTGAAACTGACGAGGATGATCTTATTGGTGGGTTCCGTCTTGTTAATGGCGAAACTGTCTGGCATAATGGACCCGTCGTGGAGGCTCTTTCGCGTGGAGCTGTTCTCCTTCTAGATGAAATTGACCTGGCATCTAACAAGATCCTGTGTCTGCAATCTATTCTGGAAGGTAAGGGTGTCTTCCTGAAGAAAATCGGTAAGTTTGTGAAACCCGCTGCTGGTTTCAATGTCATTGCTACTGCCAATACCAAAGGTAAGGGTTCTGACGACGGTCGTTTCATTGGCACTAATGTGCTGAACGAAGCATTCCTTGAGCGTTTCCCTGTGACCTTTGAGCAGGAGTATCCTACTGTTAAGACTGAGGAGAAGATTCTCTCTGCTCTCTGCAGTGATGCTGACTTCTGTAAGCGTCTCTGTGATTGGGCAGACATCATTCGTAAGACTTTTTACGATGGTGGGGTCGATGAAGTCATTTCTACTCGTCGTCTTGTCCACATTGTTCGTGCATTCTCCATCTGGAACGATAAGCAAAAGGCAATCCAAGTTTGCTTGAATCGTTTTGACGATGAGACCAAGAGTGCTTTCCTTGACCTTTACGATAAAGTTGATGCAGATGTCGATTTCACAAAACCTGTGGAAGGAGTACAAGAAAGTCCTGTGGGAGACCTTTCCTGATCTAGAAAATATCTGTGACTGGGCAGATTGGAAATCCCTCCAGTTCTCATCTGGAGGAGTCACTAACCTTTCTGCTAAGATCTACAGCAACAGATATATTATTAAGTCTAGAGAAGTTGAGATCTGGGATGAGAAATCCTGCATCTACAACACCATTATCTACCCCAAAACAGGATCAAACCTTCCTTGTTTTGGTATGGACCTGATGGGTTTCTTTGAAAAGAAAGTTATTATCGTATTTGATTTCCAACATCCAGTAGAAAATTACCTCTTCACTCATCCAGATCTTCCAAAGTCAGAGGGTAATTTTAGATTCTTCGAACCTGGAAATCATTTCTCCGACCACATTTATGTTGCTAAATGCACCATGAGTGAGGTCAATGATCACCTTGATACCTTTAAAAAGTATCTCAACATCTACAAAGATATGCTAGAATCTGCATGTCCTAGTGGATACCAAGTATCTTCTTACTCTGATTTTGATAGATACATGACAAAACTTGATCCTGTCAGTGGATACCTAGAAAATAAATTTGGTAAGGACAAGGCAGAAAGTTTAGTAAAAGATTTCTTATTCTGCTATGCTGATTAATCCTTTTGGTCCTTCGATATATGTCGCAGATATATCTGAGGAGTTTCTTTCCTTCCTTAAAGAAGGTGCTGAAAATTCTGTAGATGCAAGTCACATATCTGATCTGGCAGGAAATATAGTAAATCAGAGAACCGCTGTACTGCAACCAAATACTTTTGTTCATTACATCCATCCTCATATAAAAGAATATGTTGATGAAAACTTCAAAAGATATGGTGACAGAGAACCACCCGATTCAATTTCATATGATCTTGGAAATGGTCCTTGGATTAACTATCAAAAGAAGCATGAGTTTAATCCAATACATGTCCATGATGGAGTTCTCAGTGCAGTAATATTCATTGACATTCCAGAAGAAATAGAAAAAGAACATGTCTTCTGGGAAGACAAAACAAATTGTCCTTCTCCTGGAATGTTGGAATTTGTTTATGGTCCTAAGAGTTTTATGTCGAACGGATCGTACAAAGTAACTCCAAAGACAGGTCAAATGTATATTTTCCCTGCGGACTTGAAGCATTGTGTGTATCCCTTTACAAGTGATGTAACTCGAATTACAATGAGTTTCAATATTTTTGATTTGCAATTTCATTGAGGAGATGCTACAATGACAGCATGGTCTTTTTTATACGACGAAATGTACGGTCCTGAAGACGAACAGGCATTTATTGCTGCCAATGGCGGTTACGAATGGACTCCTGCTTCTAACAGTCCTGATTACGCAACAGCTGTTGAACTTAAGATTACAACCCCTAACAACTCTGTGTACAAATACAATGAAGATAAGATCCTTCAGGAAGTGAAGGATTATGTTAGTGACACTTATCGTGCTCACTACAACTCTGACAATGGAACTCAGACTCTTGATCTGATTGAATCTGTCGGTGATGCTGCTGCATTCTGCCGTAGCAATATTTTGAAGTATGCATCCCGCTACGATAAGAAGGGATCTGCTAAAATGGACATTAAGAAGATCATTCATTACGCTGTTCTTCTTTATCACTTCGCTGGACTAGACAAGGAGACTACTGAGCGTGGATATGAAACTTTCTGAAAAAACTATTGACCTGCTGGAAAACTTTTCTTCTATCAACCAGTCTATTCTGGTGAAGAAAGGTTCTAAACTTCGTACCATCTCGGTAATGAAGAATATTCTTGCCGAAGCAGACATCGACGAGAACTTTGAGAAGGACTTTGGCATCTATGACCTGCCTCAGTTCTTGAACGGTGTGGGTCTGATGAACGATCCTGACATCGACCTCAAGCATGACTCTTACATGATCATCCGTGAGGGTAAGACTACTAAGGTCAAGTTTGCTTTCGCTGATCCTGAGGTCATTATCACTCCTCCCGAGAAAGCAATCACTCTTCCTTCTCAAGATGTTTGCTTCCAACTTGAAAGTGCTCAACTGCAGAAACTGCTGAAGGCATCCTCTGTCTACCAGTT